CGGCTACGTTGACCGCATCGTGGCCGCCTATAACCGCCAGCGAAATGTTCCCGCCAACCTCATATTTGACCCGGAGGGATATTCTCGGCCGGGATTCGGACCAGGCCACGCGATTCGCACCTGACGCGTTTTCTTGTGTGTTCCTTTCCGCGTCGGGAGGGGTTGCTTGAGTCGCGTGGTCCGACCTGAATCCCGGCCGAACCCCATCACAACATGTCGTCTCAGGGGTGAAACTCAATGCCGCGTAAGGCGAAGCCTATCGAAGTACCTAAGAGGCCGCCCCGTTCCCCGGAAGAGGCCGAGGATCGCCTCATCTCTCTGGCAACCACGAGGGCCGAGATGATGCTAGCCGAGGGTACGGCGCCTCCGTCGGTTGTCATTCACTATCTCAAACTCGGCACCAGTCGCGAGAAGCTCGAACAGGAGCGACTCCGCGCCGAGAACAAAATGCTCAAGGCCAAAGCCGAAGCACTCGAGGCTTCCGCTAGAGGCGAAGAGGCGTACGCAGAGGTACTTAGAGCGTTCCGCGCTTATTCCGGCGGTGGTGTCGGTGAGGACGTACTCTGAACTGATCGAGCTTCCCGACTGGGACTCGAGACTGCGTTACTTGCAGACTTTCTCAGACCCGTACGAACGCACATTCGGCGAGGGGCGCTACCTGAACCAGAGGTTCTATCACTCGCCGGAGTGGAAGAGATCTCGAGGCATTACGATCGCTCGAGATCTGGGTCGAGATCTGGGCATCGAGGGGATGGAGATTCCTGGGAAGATCCTTGTTCATCATATGAATCCGATGAAGCTCGAGGATCTCATAGATTTCAACCCTGCGGTGCTCGATCCGGAGTATCTCATCACTGTATGCCACGATACGCACAACGCTATACACTATGGCTTCGCTCGAGAGAGCGAGCTGATCGAACGTCGAGAGGGCGACACCAAGCTATGGTGAACAAGTATCGAGACGAGCTCTTTCACTACGGCGTTCCGGGAATGAAGTGGGGTCGACGTAAGACCTACCAGAAGGTCGGTCAGCAGACCATCGGCTCGAAGTCCACGGCGCAGATCATCGCCGACAAGCGGGCCGCACTTCGCTCGGAAACCCAAGGTCGATTCGCCAAGGCATCCGTCTCGTACTTCGCCAAAATGGCCGGAGTCCAGCGAGGTGCCGCCAACGCGAAGAAGCAGCACGACGCCAAGGTCGAGCGAGAGCGGAAGAAGAAAGAACGGGAGCGGATCCGCGCCGAGAAGGCCGCCGCTCGAGCAGCAAGAAAGGCGGCAAGAGGCAAGTGACCGGTTATAAGGACGAGCTGTTCCACTACAGCACGAAGCCTTCCGCTGCGCAGCTCCTCCGCAAGAGGAAGCGCGTTTCGGCGGAAGAGGACGCTCCGGCCGACGACGAGAAGGCATCCAAGAAGAAACTTTCCCGTCGTCAGATGCTCCTCCAGGCTCTCCATAAGAACCCGACGAAGATCGGGACTGATGCGGATGACCCCGAGGAGGACGAAGAAGATGATGAGTCGGAGCAGGACCTCTCGGCCAAATCCAAGCGCAAGAAGCTCGCTTCCAAGAGTGTGAAGGGCAAGCCGCGCTTCCCCCTTAAGAAGGCTTCGCGCTGATGGCGGATGGGTCGATTCTCCAGACCGTCAAGAAGATGCTCGGCCTAGAGGCATCGTATACGGCATTCGACGACGAGCTCATATCGCACATCAACTCAGCGATCTTCGAGTCGGCCCAGCTCGGCCTGCCTCGTTTTCACATCACCGGCCCGACCTCAACGTGGGGCGAATGGCTCGGCGAGGATGAGTTCAAAATCGAGGCGGTCAAATCACTGATCTACGCACGCGTTCGACTCGACTTCGACCCGCCTAACAACTCTTACGTCACCGAAGCGTTTCAAAAGCGGATCGTCGAATTGCAGTGGCGCATCAACCAGGAGAAAGAATTCTCATGAGCAGCTCCATCTATCGCCCCGAGGATGTCCTTGCGCATCACGGCGTCAAGGGCATGAAGTGGGGTATTCGCCGGGCTCGCAAGAGCAGCGGCTCGAGCCAGACGGGCCCCAAGAAGCAGGAGGCTCGCAAGGCGTCGTCTCTGTCCGACGCAGAGCTTCAGCGTCTCGTGAACCGAGCCAACCTAGAGCGCCAGTACAATCAGGCGTACGGTCCTAAGCCCTCTCAGCGCAGTCGTCTTAAGAAACAGCTCGCCTCGCTTCCTGGCGACATCGCCGTGAGCGCCATCCGCAACGTCGGCACGAAGTACGCCACCAATTATCTCGACAATGCCGTATCCGCAGGAGCCAAGAAGCGGAAGAAGCGGAGCTGAGCTCCTAGATGCTCAGTAATACCGCAACACCGCGTTATTACGCTGAGTTCCGTGCACGAGTCCTGTCGGGTGAGATCCCGGTATGCCACGAAATCGAACTGGAGATGAATCGGATCGATGACCGTGTTCGTAATCCTAGTTTCTACTATGACGATCTTGCGGTCGAGGGTTTCATCCGCTTCTGCGAATCGGAGATGACTCTCACCGACGGTCAGGATCTGGTTCTTCTGGACTCGTTCAAACTATGGGCCGAGGAGATCTTCGGATGGTGGTATTTCATCGAGCGCTCGGTCTTCGTTCAGAACGAGAACGGCCGAGGAGGACATTTCGAGAAACGCAAAGTAAAGCAGCGCCTTATCAACAAGCAATATATCATCGTTGCTCGAGGCGGAGCCAAGTCTCTGTATGAGACGCTACTGCAAGCGTATTTTCTCACAATTGATACCACCACGACCACGCAGATCACTACCGCCCCTACCATGAAACAGGCCGAGGAGGTCATGCAGCCTCTTCGAACCGCCATGACTCGGAGCAAGGGTCCGCTGTTCTCGTTCATGACCGACGGCGAGATTCGAAACACCACGGGTTCCAAGGCCGATCGTCAGAAGCTCTGCTCCACCAAGAAGGGAATCCAGAATTTCATGACGAACAGCCTCGTCGAGGTTCGCCCCATGTCCATCGACAAACTTCAGGGGCTCCGCCCCAAGCTCTGCACGGTGGATGAGTGGCTCTCCGGCGATATTCGAGAGGATGTCGTCGGCGCTCTCGAACAGGGAGCGTCTAAGGTCAACGACTGGCTCATTGTGGCTGTCTCCTCCGAGGGCACGGTCAGAAACGCCAGCGGTGACGACATCAAGATGGAGCTCCTCAAAATCCTTAAGGGCGAATACCGAGACGAGCACACGTCCATATTCTACTACCGCCTTGACGACGTCAAAGAAGTTGGGAATCCGGACATGTGGCCGAAGGCTCAGCCGAACCTAGGCATGACCGTCACATATGACACATATGCTCGAGACGTTGAGCGCGCCGAGAACGTTCCCTCAGTCAGGAATGATATTCTGGCAAAGAGGTTCGGTCTTCCCATGGAAGGATACACGTACTTCTTCACCTACGATGAGACGATTCCGCATAGGAAGCAGGATTTCTGGCAGTTGCCTTGCGCTATGGGCTGTGACCTATCTAGAGGCGACGACTTCACGGCGTTCACGTTCCTGTTCCCCCTCAGCGGGGATCGTTTCGGTGTGAAGACCCGGTGCTACGTTTCTGAGAAATCCGTCCTGATGCTCCCCGCATCATTGCGGCGCAAGTATCAGGAATTCCTCGACGAGGGCTCTCTTCAAGTCATGGATGGAACCGTTCTCGACATGATGGAAGTCTACGAGGATCTCGATCGCTATATTCTCGACCAGAATTACGACGTCCGGGCAATGGGGTTCGACCCGTACAACGCTCGAGCGTTCGTGGAGCGCTGGACTCGAGAGAATGGCGAATACGGAGTCGAGAAAGTCGTCCAGGGCGCCAAAACCGAATCCGTGCCTCTCGGAGAGATCAAGAACATGGCGTTCAACCGTCTGCTTCTCTTCGATCAGGCGATCATGCAGTTCACCATGGGGAATTGCATCGCCCTGGAGGATACCAACGGCAACCGCAAGCTTTACAAGGATCGCAGAGAGCAGAAGATCGACTCCGTGTCGGCACTACTCGATGCTTGGGTTGCATACAAAGTCCACCGAGAGATATTCGACTGAAAGGAGGCCGGCGGTGTCATTCGCGTCCAGGCTCAAGCACGCCTACAACGCGTTCACGAATCGGGACAGATCACCGGGCTGGAATCTGGGTACTTCCTACGCCAGTCGACCCGATCTCCCTCTCAGCGTGTACAACATGGACTCGTCCATTGTAAACACGCTTCACAACCTCATCTCGATCGACGTGGCGGCTACTCCGATACGACATATTCAGCTGGGCGAGAATGGCCGCTTCGAGTTCGAGCGAGCGTCGTCTCTCAATGACTGCCTCGAGTTCGCGCCGAACAAGGACCAGAGCGGGCGAGCCTTCGTTCAGGACATCGTCCATACGTGTTTCGAGTACGGTGCGGCGGCAGTGGTACCCGTCGACACGGACCTGAACCCGAGGGAATCGAACACCTTCGAGATCAAGTCTATGCGTGTCGGATACGTGACGCAGTGGTATCCGGACCACGTCAAGGTGCGGCTCTACAATGATCGCAAAGGCGAGCGCGAAGAGCTGATTCTGCCGAAGAGGACTGTGGCCATCATTCAGAACCCGTTCTACGAGGTGATGAACAAGCCGAACTCCACTCTTCAGCGCTTGGCGCAGAAACTCACCCTTCTGGATGTCGCGGACAAGATGGCGTACTCCGGCAAGCTAGATATTATCATACAGCTGCCATACACCATCAAGTCCGAGGGTCTGCAGAAGCGAGCCGACGCCAGACTGAACCAGATTACGGATCAGCTCACCAAGTCGACATATGGAATCGCCTACGCTGACGGCACGGAGAAGATAACGCAGCTCAACCGTCCGGCCGAGAGCAATCTTCTGGCCCAGATCCAGTATCTGACTAAGGAGCTCTACGCTCGACTCGGCGTAACTGAGAACGTCTTCAACGGTACAGCCAAGGAAGAGGAACTCGCGCAATACTGGAACCGAACGGTTGAACCGATGCTCGACGCAATTTCGATCGCGTTCACTCAGACGTTCCTCACCAAGACCGCCAGAACACAGGGACAGCGAGTCAAGTACTTGAAGGATCCGTTCCGACAGGTACCGCCGTCCAAGATGATCTCGGCGCTCGACACACTCCTTCGAGACGAGGTCATCTCGTCCAACGAAGGCCGTTCGTACCTGTCCCTTCCGCCAGCCCCTGACGACGGGGCGGACGCCCTGCAGAATGCGAACATCAACCCGTCCGCCAGCACGGCGCTGGACGCATTGCCGTCTCAGGCCACGCCGGCACAGGACGAGTACGACACTGAACCTACGGACGGAGGCCAAAATGGCGTATGACTTCAGCGGGTACGCCACGAAGAACGACCTGACCTGCTCTGACGGTCGGATCATTCGTCGCGACGCCTTCCGTGACAACGACGGAGCCACCGTCCCGCTTGTGTGGCAGCACGGTCATAACGACCCTGCGAACGTCATTGGACACGCGAAGCTCGAGAATCGCAAGGACGGCGTGTACGCCTACTGCTCCTTCAACAAGACCGACGCGGCTGAGACTAGTCGCGAGCTGGTCGAGAACGGGGACGTGGACTCGCTGTCGATCTATGCCAACCGCCTGTCCCACTCAGGACCCAGCGTGACGCATGGAAACATCGTTGAGGTCTCGCTCGTGCTTTCGGGTGCGAACCCCGGGGCGCTCATCGACAACGTGGCCATTCAACACTCCGACGGATCCTACGAGGACGCCGAGGATGAGGCCATCATCTACACCGGCACTACCCTCTCGCACTCGGATGAAGAGCCCGAGGATGAAGAGGACACCGAAGAGGAAGAGGAGGCCGACGTGGCCGACGAGGAGTTCGACGTCAACGAGTTCGTTGACTCCCTCACCGACGAGCAGGTTGACACTCTGTACGATTTCATCCAGTCCCTCCAGGACGAGGATGACGACAACGACGACAACGACGAGGCCGAGCACGGTTTCGGCAAGGAGGATGTTCTGGTGCACTCCAACATCTTTGAGGGTTCAGACGAGCCGGTCTACGGCGAGGTTCTGTCCCGCTCCCAGATTCAGGAGATCTTCGAGGACGCTACCCGTCCGGGCATGACCCTCAAGACTTCGTTCCTGGCTCACGCTCAGGACTACGGCATCAAGGAGCCGGATAAGCTGTTCCCCGACGCCACGCTGGTGGACAAGGAGCCCCAGCGTGTCATGCGCGAGAACAGCTGGGTCTCCAAGGTTCTCAACGGTTGCAAGCACACGCCGTTCTCCAGGGTCAAGACCCAGTGGTCCGACCTGACCCCTGACGCTCTTCGCGCCAAGGGCTACGTGAAGGCCAGCCGCAAGAAGGACGTCGTCTACGAGGTGGCCAACCGTACCACCACGCCGACCACGATCTACAACAAGACTCGTATGGACCGCGACGACATCCTGGACATCACGTCCTTCGATGTTGTCGCCTGGATGAAGCAGAACCTGCGTCTCGCCCTTGACGAGGAGCTGGCTCGCGCTATCCTGATCGGTGACGGCCGCGATGTGTCTTCCCCGGACAAGATCAAGGAGGCCAACATCCGCCCGATCTGGAAGGATGACGAGCTCTTCGCCCACAAGGTCACCCTTGATGGCGCTGCGGATCAGTACGCCGTCATCGACGCCGTTCGCCGTGCCAGGAAGAACTACAAGGGTTCCGGATCCCCGGTTCTCTACACCACCAACGAGTTCGTCTGCAACCTGCTCGAGCTCCGCGACAAGAACAACCGGTACGTCTTCCAGACCCCGCAGAACATCGCCACCAGCCTGAACGTCTCCGACCTGGTCGAGGTTGAGGTCATGGAGGGCGCCGAGCGTGACGAGGGCGGCAAGCGCAAGCTGCTCGGCATCATCGTCAACCTGTCCGACTACACTCTTGGTGCCGACAAGGGGGGCGAGGTCAACTTCTTCGATGACTTCGACCTGGACATCAACCAGCAGAAGTACCTGCTGGAGACTCGCTGCTCCGGCGCGCTGACCAAGTACAAGAGCGCTCTGGTCATCGAGCAGAAGACGGCCTGATTCGTCAAAATGGCTAAGTTCTTCGGAAAGATCGGTTACGGCGAGTCCGTACAGGTCAAGCCCGGGGTTTGGCAGGACAAGATCACCGAGAGATCGTACTACGGCGACGTCACGCGAATGATGAAGCAGTACGTCTCGACCGACAAGGTGATTCCGGATCTCCGCACGAACAATCAGATCCGCATTCTCGCGGACGCGTTCGCTCTGGAGAACTTCACGGCCATCAAGTACGTGGAATGGATGGGGGCTCGCTGGTCCGTCAGCAATGTCGAGGTCGCACGCCCCCGTCTAGTCCTCGACCTCGGAGGGGTGTACAATGGGCCGACTGCAACTCCATGAGTCTTTGGTTGGGGCCCTTGGCTCGGACCATGTGTACTACCAGCCACCGGAAACGGTCAAGCTCGTCTACCCGTGCATCGTCTATCAGCGCAACAACGCTTCCCCGTATTACGCCGATAACGTGCTGTGGTGGAACTTGATCGGATATCAGGTCACTGTCATCGATCGTGATCCGGATAGTGTCGTAAACGACAAGGTGGCCGCAATACCGACGGCTCGATTCAGCCGCTTCTTCGCGACTGAGGGCCTCAACCACAATGTGTTCACCATCTACGCTTAGGAGGATGCAGCATGGCTGCTCTCACCTGGGACCAGGATGGCGCTCGCGTCTACGAGACTGGTGTTGACCACGGCGCTCTGTACGTCGTGGACTCGAGCACCGGCAAGTACGGCAAGGGCGTGGCCTGGAACGGTCTCACCAAGGTCACCGAGACCCCGTCAGGCGCCGACATCTCCGATGTCTACGCGGACAACATCAAGTATCTCTCCCTCCAGGCTGCTGAGACCTTCGAGGGCACCATCGAGGCCTACACGTTCCCCGACGAGTTCATGGCCTGTGATGGCACCGAGGCTGCCGAGGCCGGAGTCTACCTCGGTCAGCAGGCTCGTGCGAAGTTCGGTATCGCCTACCGGACCGTCAAGGGCAACGACACCAAGGGCAACGCGTTCGGCGAGAAGATCCACGTTCTCTACGGTCTGACCGCTCAGCCTTCGGAGCGCGCTTACAGCACGATCAACGACTCCCCTGAGGCTATCAGCTTCTCCTGGAGCGTCAAGTCGACTCCTGCCGCGGTAACCGGTCACAAGCCTGTTTCCGTCATCACACTCGACAGCACCGTGCTCACCATCGCGAAGTACAAGGCCGCCACGGAGACTCTGTTCGGCAAGTCCGACGAAGATCCGAAGCTCCCCACACCGGACGAGCTCATCACCATCATCAAGACCGCGGCTTGAGATACGCCTGCGCCCTCGGTTGATCACCGAATCCCGAGGGCGCAGTGCCTCGATAGGAACACATATGCTTACACTTCACATTCACGGGGAGGAGAAGTACGACGATGTGCGCAATCTCTTCATTCCCGGAATCGTCACCGAGCTGAAGCTCGAGCACAGCCTCCTGTCGCTGTCAAAATGGGAATCGATCTGGAAAGTGCCATTCCTCGGTAATCGGGAGCGCACTGCCGAGCAGTCACTCAGTTACATCGAGTGCATGACGATCGGCAGGATCAATCCTCTGGCGTACTCCCATCTCACGCCCGAGCACGCCCAGAAGGTCACCGACTACATCAACGACCCGATGACAGCGACGACATTCCGAGATCACGGTCCGGGATCACGAGAGATCATCACTTCGGAACTGATCTACTACTGGATGGCCACTTTCTCAATTCCGTTCGAATGCGAGAAGTGGCATCTGAACCGCCTCATGACTCTGATCCGTGTCTGCGGCGAGAAGAACAAGGATCCCAAGAAGATGAGCCGGGCCGAGATAGCTCGTCAGAACCGTTCGCTTAATGCGGCCCGTAGAGCGAAGATGGGAAGCAAGGGATGATCACAGGAACCATCTCCGGGAAGTCCAACCCGGGGTCCACCGTCGTTGTGGATGTGGTTAACGGGTCTTCTACCTCTCTCACCACGATCGATGGAAACATCAACATCAAGGCCGTGGGATCCGAGGGCGCTTACACCCGAATCTACGTCTACTACGCGGACAATACGAGCGCGAAGTACACCGGAACCCTCAGCGAGAAGCGACCGATTTCGTTCAACGCGACCAAGAACACCGGAGGTGGCGGCAACGGCAACGTCCTCATCCTGCCGGTCGGCGGTGAGGTTCCGTCTGGGACGCCGTCGAACACGGTGGTCGTGCGTAGGACAGTCTGATGGCCATGCGAATCCGCGGATCCGTTAACAGTTCGGATCCGACGAAGCCACTCAGTTACATGGGGGCGTTCAAGTCCGGTGACTGGGGACTCCTCGTCGTGGCCGGACAGTTCGGATCGCAGGGGGACGCCACGCCTTCGGGCTGGACCGGCATCTACGACACGGACAAGAAGGGCGAGAACTGGATTCGATCAACCACAGTGGCCGTGCACAAGGCCCAGTGGGGGACCGAATTCCGCAACATCAACTGGGGTTCCAAGAACGCCGAGTACAAAGGGCGCCAGTGCGCATATCTCGTCGTGATCGACGGGTCCACCATCGACAACATGGAGCTCGAGGCGATTCACAGTACTGAGAACGCACAGCTCATAACTGACGTTCCATGCTTCGGCATCATGACGATGCATGCCACGGCTTCCGAGGGTATTATCACCTTTCCCGCCACTACGACCATCGTGACGAATGGCGCTTGGGGGAAGAAGACCAACGCGAGTTGGAGCTCAATAGCGGTTAACTACGCCACTGCCCCTTTCACTGCGCCGGCAGGCGGAACCGTCGCTAAGAGTCGCACCTTCGTCAAGGTCACGGAGCACGTCGAGCAAGCGACCGAAGACCCGACGATGGCTAACGGTACGCGAGTGGAGTACTTCGTCTGGTCCGGCACCGATGCGATCTCGTGCGTCAGCATGAAGGCGATCCCTTACGGATCTCGCTCTGTTGAGGAGATGCTCAAGACCCCGAAGTTCTTCGTAGCTCACCGAGGTGGATCCGCCTCATGGCCGGAGCACACCGAACGTGCATATTCGCAGTGCCCGATCTTCAAGTTCCACGGCCTCGAGATGAGCTGCGGTCAGTCGAGCGACGGCGTGTGGTTCGGGTGCCACGACCAGTCGCTTTCGCGTCTTGTTCCCGCGCTCTCTAAGCCTGTGGACCAGTACACGTGGGCGGAGATCAAAGCCGCTGCTTCTCAGACCGAGAACATGCCCGCCAGACTCGACTGGTTGATCGAGCACTACGTCGACAGCCACGTTCTCGTGGTCGACCCTAAATACAAGACCGGACAGTGGAAAGAATTCCTGGCGGTATTCAAGGGGTTGGAGAACAAGATCATCTTCAAGGCATACGGCGACACGCAATGGGCGTTCGACCCGATTCGCGCCAAGGGCGTGAAGACGTGGGGGTATGCTTACGCCGGCGACAAGGACAAAGCCTGGTATGCGAACTGGGCCGCGGGAAAGACCTGCGACGTTCTCAGCATGGAGTACACCGCTCCGCAGGAAATCTGGACCGCGCTCAAAGCATCGGGCAAACCACTGGTCTCACACATTCCTTCTGTTCCCGAATCCGTCAAAATGGGTTGGGACAAGGGGGCGGACGGTACGATTTGCTCAAACCCAAAGGCGTGCATGTCCACGTGCGCGTGATAGGAGGATGGATTGACTGTAGCTTCATACGCTGCTAGATGTGCTAAATACTATGCTGATGACGCGAACATCGGATACAGTCAGCCTGAACGATGGACCTTCTACGACCAGTCCGACTGGGACGGCTGGTTCCACGGGATCGCGGCCAACGCGGATTGCTCGGCGCTTGTCGCGGGATGCTACAACCTGGCTGCCCACCACGAGTGGGGCGAGCCTTTCACCGCGGGATACTTCCCGAAGTCTACCTGGACCGGATCCCTTCGTGAGGAGTGCGCTCAACGCAACTTCGCGGATATTTCAGACTCGTGGAACGGTAACGAGCCTGACGGCGGTTTCGAGGTTGGCGACATCGTCCTGAGCGAGGCTGCTTCCGGAGGCCGTGGGCACGTGGCTATCGTGACCCAGACTGGACCGACGGTCCTCGCCGAGGCCTGGATTGCGGAAGACGGTTCCATCGACGGTTACGCTGGTGACCAGACCGGTGGCGAGGTTCGCACGATCCTCTACAACGACCACCCGTACACCAACGGAGACGCCTGGACCCACTGCCTTCGTCGCAGGGACAACCACGTCTCCGTGGACGACGGCACGAGTTCCAGCTCTTCGTCCTCGAACGGTTCCAGTCCTTCGGTCACGAGTATCCAGGATGCAGTACTGCAGGCCGCCGACAATGTCGGTTGCCCGTGGTGGGCAGCCCTTGCCTGCTTGTGGATGGAAACCGGTTTCGAAGGGGCGAACATCTACGGTAACGATGCTGGCGGAGCCTGTTCCGGATGGGGCGAGGTCACGAAGGAGAACTTCGAGAACGACTTCTGGCCCGTTGTTTCCAACTGGGGCACGTCCAATGGAGTCGGTCCTCTGCAGGTGACTTACAACGGATACTTCATTCAGGATCCTAACCGTGCTTGGTGGGATCCGGAGAAGAGCGCGGAAGTCGGTTGCACAATTCTGCGCGATCTGATCGCTTACGAAGGTGATTCATACGAGGATCTTCGTCGGGTCGGGTCTCGTTACAACAGCGGAAATGCTTCGGGTGCTTACGACTCCTACGGCGTTCCGTTCTCGCAGCACTGTGAATGGTGGTACAACCACGGCCGTCCTTCAGGCGGCGGAGAGGAGTCATGGATGAGTGAGGGTGTCGACATTCTCAAGGAGATGAACGCTCGTCTGATCGAGATCTCGGACCAGACAGGTTCCGGCATCGCTGGTCGGCGTTTCGACGGCCCCCTGGTCGGTTGGTTCAAGACCGTGAGCGGGCAGCTCTCCACCCTGAACGACAAGGTCGACGCGCTGTCGGCCAAGCTCGACCAGAAGTGATCTGAGGAGGTCCAGCCATGCCTACGGGCAAGTTCAGCGGGCGTTTCCCCGCATGGTCCGTCGTTCAGGTGGACTGCCTCGACGGCGACACCTTCGTCAAGTTCGTGGACGGCACCGGGCGTCTGACCGGTCAGGTCGATTACCGCGAGAAGCTCGACGCTCGCGTTTGGTGTCACGTCGGCATGGCTGAGGCCTATCGTCTCGTTGCGCTCGACGCGTCCAGGGTCACAGACGTGTCTCTGGATGTGCCGGGTGCCAACGGCGGCGACACGAAAGAGCTCGAGCGACAGATAGACTTACTGGCTCAGGACGTTTCGCCGTTCGTCAAAGGGCACAGGTACTACAGCCCGGTCACCTACTTCTGGCCGGACTACTACAACGGCGCGACGTCAAAATGGAATAGAACGCTCGGATACGGCTCGTCCCTTGGCGTTGTTATCATGAACCGCAACAGCGGTGACTGGGAAACGTTCGACGCCGACTTCCAGAAGCAGGCGGCTAGAGCGCTTTCCGCCGGAGCTAAGCGCTGCGTCTTCTACGTCAAGACTCAATACGGCGTTGCCGAGCTTCCGAAGGACGACCCTGCTCGCGCAGGAGTACCCGACGTTGACAAGTACACCCAGGACTACATCCTCCAGCAGATCGCGTGGGCGAAGAAGAACTACCCGAACGAATGTCAGGGGGTCTTCCTCGACGAGGTGGTCAATGGTTGGGGTACACAGGCACCAAGACTCGACTGGTACAGGCAGCTGTTCAAGAAAATTCGCGATCTTTACGGCAAGCAGTTCCTAATCGTCATCAACACCGGGTCGAACATCGCCGACGATTTCGTCGGTGCGGATTTCGACATCTGCATGTGTTTCGAGGAGAAGGCCGAGACCTACCTCAAGAACGATGCGACGAAGCCCGTCATGACCGACCGGATGATGCAGGAGCCGGCCACTCGCTGGTGGCACGTTATCCACGACGTCACCAAGGACAACTACCAGAAGGTCGTGAACCAGGCGGCGTCTCTCGATGTGGCGCACCTCTACATCACCGACGGCCAGCTCGTCAAGGGCGAAGGCGGTCAGTGGAAACCTGAGGTGAATCCATATCAGAACCCTCCGAGTGAATGGCTTATGCCTCTCACCATCGCATGGGTCAACGGCTACCTCGACATCCTTAATCGGGTCATAGCTCTGGAGGCCAAGCAAAAGTGAGCGTCTCGCTCTCGCTGGACGGCAAGTTCGTCAAGACCGAGGCGTGGCTCGCCAAGCTCAAAGAGCAGGAGTATCTCGACGTACTCAAGGACTGTGGCCAGCGGGGTGTGGACGCATTGAGCGATGCCACCCCCGTTGACACGGGCCTCACCTCGCAATCCTGGACCTATAGTATCGAAAAAGGGTCCGGTGTCGGCCGCATCGTGTGGTCGAACACTCACGTAGTCAACGGTGTCAACATCGCCGTGATTCTCCAGTACGGACATGGCACCGGAACAGGCGGCTATGTCCAGGGCAGGGATTATATTAATCCGGCAATGAAACCCATATTCGACGAGATCGAGCAGAGAGTGCTCAAGGTGGTGAATTCCGTATGAGTACCATTGAAGACAAAGTCGTATCCCTCAAGTTCGACAACAAGCAGTTCCAGTCGGGGGTTGCGGAGTCTCTCCAGTCTGTTGAGAAACTCAACACTGGCTTGAAAATGGAGGGCGCCACCCAGGGGCTCGACAACGTTGCGAATTCTGCAAGGCGTCTGACATTCGGTGAGGCCATCAGCGGTGCCGGGAACCTGATCTCGAACATGAGCGTTCTCGGGGTATCCGGCATCGCAGCACTTGGAGGCATTGCGTCTAAAGCCGTCTCCGTCGGAGCGGACTTGATCAAGTCCCTCTCGATTGAACCGGCGCTCGATGGTTTTCAAGAGTATGAGATGCAGCTCAACTCGGTTCAGACTATTCTCGCCAACACGGCGAGCAAGGGCGAGGACATCAACAGTGTCAACGCCGCCCTGGACGAGTTGAACACGTACGCGGACCAGACCATCTACAACTTCTCCGAGATGACTCGGAATATCGGCACATTCACTGCGGCCGGTGTGGGTCTGAAGGACTCGGTGTCCGCCATTAAGGGTTTGAGCAACCTTGCGGCTGCCTCTGGCTCGACCAGCGCCCAGGCGTCAACGGCCATGTATCAGCTTTCTCAGGCTATCGCTACCGGCACGGTTCGACTTATGGACTGGAACTCGGTGGTCAACGCCGGGATGGGCGGCGAGCAGTTCCAAGAGGCCTTGAAGCGCACTGCTCGAATTCACGGCGAGGCGGTGGACGAAGCCATTGCCAAAGAGGGGTCCTTCCGTGATTCCTTGCAGGACGGATGGCTCACGTCCGAGGTCATGCTCGAGACATTGAGTCTGATGACCGGTGACTACTCCGAGGAAGCCATCCGCGCGATGGGATATACCGAGGAGGAGACTCAGGCGATCATGGAGTTCGCGGAGACCGCCAAAGGCGCCGCGACTCACATCAAGACCTTCTCGCAGCTTGTCGGAACGGTCAAAGAGGAACTGGGCTCCGGGTGGGCCACCACTTGGCGAATCGTCCTGGGTGACTTCGAGGAAGCCGAGCAGCTTTGGACCAGTATCGGGAACGTCATCACGTCCAAGATCTCCGATATTTCCAGCGCCAGAAACAAGATGCTTCTTGAATGGAAGGAGCTGGGCGGTCGAGACGAACTTTTGCGTGGCCTGAAGAACTCCTTCGAGGCACTGATCAAGCCTATTCAGGCCATCGGTAACGCCTTCGGGAGAGTGTTCTCCGGACCATCGGCTCAGGGACTTTACAACGTCACGAAAGCCTTTGCGGACTTCACGGCCACCCTAGTCATGAACGATCGGACGATGGCGGTCATCACCTCCGCGTTCGAGGCTCTGTTCAGCGCCGCCAAGCTGGGCCTTGATATATTCGTCGACCTGGCGAAGATCGTCGGATCAGTCCTCTTCGGGGCGTTCCACGTTCTAACGACCGTTCTCGGCATAGCGATCAGGTCCACAGGAGGTCTTGTCGGAGTCATCCGGGACGCCGTGAACTGGGTGCGAAACTGGTACGAGTCTCTAAATCTGTCCGAGCGCGTGATCACCGCAATCACCAATGCCTCGAACAAGATGGCGGACGCAATGGCTCGCACGGTCACCTGGACTAGGCAGCTCGTCGCCGGGTTCAAGCAGGGTTTCACTTCGGAGTACGCCTCTACATGGGACCGTCTCACGGATGCCGTCGAGCGACTATGGAAGGCGATGAAAATCGCTGGTACTGTCATCAAAGACGTGATCCTGGAGCCTTTCAGGCAGCTCAAGAACGACAGCGGCCCTGTTGGCGATGCGGTGAACGCAGTCGGGACAGCTGTGGGCGCTGCTGGATCCGCTGCGGAGAAGGCTGGCGGATGGTTCGTGCAGCTCAAGGACAAGATCGTAGCGTTCTTCCGTGGAGCAGACGAGAATTCAGAGGGGTGGGGTAAGTCGTTCGCCGACAAGCTCATTCCTTTGACGGACCAGCTCATCGACAAGATCGATCGTCTCTCCGACCGTACTATGGTGTGGGGCAACACTATTGCGAACTGGGTCTCTCCGCGCGCTCAGGCATTAGCCAAGCACGTCGACGAGCTCAGGTCAAAATGGAGTGATTTCAAAGAAAGTCTCGGGGACGTCGACTTCTCGTGGACAGATAAACTGAAGTCCGCAGTCGCTGCAGTCGGCTCCGGAATCGGTAACGTGCTCTCCGGCATGAAGTCCGGGAACATCGACTGGTCCCCGTTCACCAAAGCGTGGAATGATCTTAAAGAGATCGTCTCGCATTACACCGAGCGGGTGAGAGGCGCCATTTCGGTGACGTCTCAGTTCGTCAAGAATCTGGATCTGGGAAGTAAAGTCTCCTCCGGGTGGTCGAACTTCCTCGACCTGCTGAAGAATATCATCGGATTCCTCTCAAAGCTCTCGGAGTTCGCCGTGTTCGTCGGCGGCAAGATCAAGAATGCACTCGAACCGATCTTCGGCGGAATTCTCAACCAGTTCAAGAACGGCGATTGGCAGGGACTCTTCGATAATCTTGTGAAGGGCGGTGCTCTGGCCACGTTCGTCGTCCTGGCGAAGAAGGTGACAGACACCCTCAAGGCCATGAAAGAGACGTTCGAGGGCTGGGCCGGAATCGGCGACAGTGTCAAGGGCGTCATCGACGGATACGCCGAGAGCATGGAAGCGGCCACCGGTAAGGTGAAGGCCGAAACGCTCCTCATCTACGCGGCGGCTATCGCGGTCCTGGCAGCATCCTTGTGGATCCTGGCTCAGGTTCCCGCGGAAAGCGTTATGGCCTCCGGAATCGCCATCGGTGTGGCGTTCACAGCCATTACCAAGGCCATGGAGAAGATGAACGACTCCATGAGCGCCGTCTCATCGGGCAAGATGATCGTTCAGGCAGCGGGCTTGATCCTGGTCTGCACGAGCATCATCATCCTCGGACACGCAATGCAGAATGTTGCTTCTCTCGGCTGGGGCGGGATCATGAAAGGTCTCGTCGGGGTCGGAGCGGCTATCGGCATGCTGGTTGTCCTGGCGAACACTATGGGGTCTCCGCGTCAGCAGACGAAGTTCATCTCGTTCGGGCTGGCGATGAACCTCATGGCCGCGGCAACGCTCGTCATGACCAAGGTCGTCAAGAATCTCGGGGAGATGGACACCGGCAGCCTCATTCAGGGTGAACTGGCTCTGGCGGCTCTGCTCGTCATCGTCGGAATCTACGCCGAGATCTCGAACAAGAAGGTCAGCATCGGTTCGGCTTTGGCGTTCCTGGCCATCGCATACGTCTTGAAGCAGCTGAGCGGTATTATTTCGGAATTCGCGTCAATGCCGTGGTCCGACTACCTCAAGGGCGTCGTCATGATGGGACTGGTGCTCGCCGGGCTCATTGTCGCAATGAACTTCAGCGACTCCAACATCACCGGTGCAGCCACTTTGATGATCGCGGTCCTCGCCGTCAAATTGGCAGCTTCTGAGATAGCCAACATCGCCTCCATGGACTGGGGGACCTATCTCAAGGGTGTCACTATGATGGGTCTGGTACTCGCAGCCTTGGTCATCGCCACCACCTTTGCGGACGGCGGAATCCTGGGAGCCGCGGGTATCATCCTGACGGCACTGGCCATCCAAATCCTGGTCCCAGCGCTCCAAGCTCTGGCCGACATGTCATGGGGCGAGTTGCTTGAAGGGCTCACGGGTCTTGGTCTGGCTCTGGCCGTTGTAGTCGTCGCGGGGTACGCAGCGACCGGTGCGGCCATCGGACTCCTGGCTCTAGGCGTGGCTATCGGACTTATAGGCGCGGGCGTCGGTCTAGCGGCCATCGGTCTAGCGGCGTTCATCGAGGCGCTCACGGGTCTCTTGTCCCTCGGCGGTCAGAGTGTCGAACTATTCCTGCAACTGTGTCAGGGCCTGATCGACATGCTGCCCTCGCTCGGCACGAACGCCGCGCAGGCACTGATCAACTTCTGCCAGGTCTTGGTCGACAATCAGCAGACGGTCGTCGATACGATCACTCTACTGATGACAGCGATCGCTCAGGCGGCCATCAACTCGGCTCCGACCATCGTTGAGGCGTTCGGCGTCATCACTATGGCCATCCTCAACAAGTTCGTCGAGCTAACGCCGCAAGTGACGCAGGCCGCATTCGATATGATCATCGGGTTCATCGATACCTGTACGGCGAACATGCCGACATTGGTGGCCTCTGGAGCCAACCTGATTCTGTCCCTCTTGCAAGGGCTGAACGACTGGATTCCGACGATCGCTGATGCTGCCACGACCGCCATCGTGACCTTCATCACAGCCATCGGCGACAACTCGCCCAGGGTGGTCAACGCCGCGTTCGACACCGCAATCAAGTTCATCAACGGTCTTGCGGACTCCATTCGCAGCAACAAAGATCGTTTGTATGACGCGTGCGGGAACCTGGTGGACGCCATTAAAGGTTTCATCATGGAGGGCATCGAACGAATCAAGAGTCGCATCAAGTCGAAGGCCGGAGAACTGGGCAGTCACCTGGTTGACGGTATCAAGAACGCTATCCGAAACGGGATTTCGGGAGTCGTCAACCAGATCAGGGACTTGGCCAACCGGGCCATTGCCAAGGCGAAAGATTTCTTCGGAATTCACTCACCTTCCAGGGTCTTCTACGAGATCGGCCAGTACAATATTCAGGGTCTGGCTAACGGTCTCAGGGACTCCGGTGAGGCGATCGGCGCTATTTCAGACCTGAGCGATACCTTGACCGGGTCGATGAAAGCCGCCATGGACAGTCTCGACTACTCGAGTTACCTCGACGAGTCGACTATGAGTCCTGAGATCAAACCGGTGATGAATCTGGATAACATCACCGAGGGCGTCGACCAGATGCAGAAGCTCATGAATCAGTACAGTCTCGTGGCTCCGGTAACGGCGCAAATGGCTTCGCAGGCGGCCGCACAGCCTGCCGTCACGGCCCAGCCGCAGCCCCAGACTGCAAGCGATAGGCCGTTCGGAGACGCGCAGTCGGTCGTGTTCAACCAGTACAACACGTCTCCTCGAGAGCTGTCGACAGCGGAGATCTATCGACAGACGCACAACCAACTGAGTCAGGTAAGGGAGGCCATGTATCAGCTATGATCCGCACCATCGTCCTCACCAATCCCGGTGGCGAGACGCTGGCGCTTGATCTCTTCGAGCCGTGGAATACCGGGATCGCCGTCAAGAACGTCGACGGTCTCGGTCCCGGCAAGGCCGATATTAACACCACTGACCTTGCCCTCACCGACTCAGCTCTCTTCAACGGTTCCAGGGTGCAGAAGCGCACTATTTCTCTCACCCTGGTTCCGATGGAGACCCTAACGCAGGACGTGGAGCAGTCCAGGCAGAAGATCTATCGGTTCTGCCAGATCAAGCAGCCAGTACGAATCACCGTGTATGCTGACCATCGTCAGGTGTATACCGACGGATATGTCGAGTCCTCAGAGCCCGACATATGGTCCAACCTAGAATCTCACAAAATCTCGATCCTCTGTCCTTACGGCTATTGGTATGACAACCGCGAGGATGCTTCGGACCTTATCAACTTCGACGTTGAGGAACCATCGTTCGAGTTCTCCTGGGAGGACCCTCTCCCCGATTCTCCCACACTGGAGTTCTCTCGCACCCTGTCCGACAAGACGGCTGTGGTGAACTATGAGGGCGACGTCGAGGCTGGTTTCCTTCTGCGCATCAAGATACTCAAGGCCAATCCACTTCCGATCACCTTGACCGAGACGGTCTGGCAGCAGACGATGAAGCTCACGGGCAAGTGGACACCGTCTGCCACGGCGTATCAACCGTCTGTCGGAGACACCATCGAAGTGGACACTCGTGTAGGTCGAAAAGGAATCTATCTGGAGAAACCGAACGGAACCCGATACAAAGGGATGTATTTCCTGGACTTCAACTCCGACTGGCTCCTCATGCATCCGGGACGAAACGAATTCCACTATTCCATGGCTGACAAGACGGCTGTGGATATTCGATTCACAACAGACATCACGTATCAGGGGGTGTAAATGTATCTGGCCGTACTCGACGAGTCCTGCAACCTCACGCACCTCGTCGATGATTATATCTCGGTCGTGTGGACGGAGCGCTTCCACGGCTACGGTGATTTCAAGCTGGTCGTGCCCGGAACGTACGCCAACCTCCAGGAGTACCAGCTTGATTATTACTTGTTCACCAAGGATACGAACAAGCTGATGATCATTGAGCAGGTCGAGATGGAAACGCACTACGGCGAGTCCAGCACACTCACGATCACTGGCCGCTCGATCGAGTCCGTCCTTGACCGGCGTGTGCTTCACCCGTATCCGGTGAATGACTACACCATCTGCGCCAAGCACGAGTCCACTAACGGCATCATCCGAGATGTCGTCAAGGACATGACTAACCTCCTGTTCAAGGTCGACGATTCGAGTCACCCGAGACACGTGCAAGGCTTCCGCTGGTACCATCCATGGGATCTACCCGCCGATATTCTGCACGGACGCGATGGAAACGCCATGGATATAGGGTCGATGCGGCTCGGGTCGAACGAAGCGATCAGGACTTCCTCCGGATCCCATGTCGAGAATGCGGGGGTCTACGGGGAGGCCACTTTGGACCAGTACATCATGCAGGGCTCGTGGTACACCTTGATGCAGGACATCACGGACCTCAACATGAGCGGATGGGCGATCGAGTTCGCAGACAACAATCCGTGGTACTGGTACGGGTATGCATATCTCGGAATCAACCGAACGGATTCGCAGAGCACGAACCCTCCCGTGACGTTCTCACCCTCGTTCGAGAACCTGTCCAAAGGCACATATCTCAAGTCCAAGGTCGGGACTCGAACGAAGATCTTCTCCGGACTTCAGCAGGTGCATGTCACCTCGGGTATGGAGCAAGAATACATGTGGCAGACGGACGTCAACATCCAGAACGAGTCCGTGGTCGTCGGCACCAATGGTCTCGGCCTGAGAGAGGGATATCTCGAGAATCCCGGGGTTATGACGCATAACGGGTACCTGGCCACGAGTGAGAACTCCGCAAGAACCGGGAACACGGGCGTGGACCCCGAGGCCGCCAGACGGCAGCTGAAGGACAAGTGCAACACGGAACTGTGGAAGCACATGCCCATTCAGATGTACGAAGGCGTTGCCGCAGTCAACTCGATCTACAAGTATCGCGAGGACTTCTTCCTGGGCGACTTCGTGCAGATCGAGAACGAGTACGGCCAGAAGGACGTCGCCCGGGTGACCGAGTACGTTCGCTCATCAGACGTCAACGGGGACACCTTCTACCCCACGTTCTCGTCTTTGTCAGATCTACAGAAGAGTAAGCCGGGGTTGAACATCAAATGACGCTTACCAGTGGTTTCTACTCCTCGAAGGATGGGGACCGCAAGTATTCAGCAGAACAGATGGGTGAGCTCTTCGACGGCCTCATCCATTACGGCATCTACCAATCATACGGCCAGGCCCTGGGAGTCACGGCGATCAGTGGAAAATGGGCTGTTCGCATAGGCACGGGTCGCGCGTTCCTCAACAAGACTTGGGTGAACAATGACGCGCCGTACGACCTTCCGCTCGAGCAGCCGGACGTCACCCACCCTCGCTGGGACTTGGTCTGCTTGCGCATCAACAGAGACCCATCGGTCAGAGCAGCTTCGTTCGCCGTCTACAAAGGCGTGTCCAGCAGCAATCCACAGGTCCCGAATGTGCGAAACACGGACCTCGACAAGTGGTATCCCCTGGCAAGGATTCGCACGAGTCCCGGCATGCAACAGGTTACATACAATCAGATCTGGAATGCTCGAGGTTCGTCCGCTACACCTTGGGTGACCGGAGTCGTCGAAAGTCTCGACGCTTCGACCCTCTATGCCAAGTGGGACACCCAGTACGAGCAGTGGTCCTCAGAGCAGCAGAAGGTGCAATCTACGGCCTTTCAGAACTGGATGTCGGAGCAGAAAACGGACTACGAGTCCTGGCGCAACACCCTGAAGACCACCCTCGACGGGAACGCCGCGACGAAACTCGCCCAGCGCCTAGACAGTGTCGAGAAACAGATCTCGTCGTTCACACAGGGCGTGGCGATCAAGGACGTCCTTCTGGACGCTCAAAATGGCGCGGAGATACAGGACCATGCGGGCAACCCCATCAACGCCCAGCGCCTCTACGTGATGGTTTGAGAAGAGGAGTATATCTATGAAGATCTCGGACTATCCCGAGGCCACATATATCGGTCCGAACACCGACTACTTCGTCGTCCAGAACGGTACCACCAGCACGAAGAAGATCAACGCGGACTCATTCCGGTTCGCGATGTTCGACAACGTGCCGATGATGCATCGTGTCCTCGCCAGGGGTTACAACCTCGGTTCGTCGTTCACGCCCCAGCAGCAAGCCGCTATTTCCTCGGGTCAATTCACGAACTTGTGGATCGGCGACTACTGGACTACGGGCGACACGAAGTGGTATATTGTCGATTTCGACTATTGGGGTGCTTGCGACCTGTCGATCGGCCGCCACGTCGCAGTTATGCCCGACCGAAACACGTCTTCGGCGGTGATGCACCGAGGCGAGTACTGCGGCGGATTCCGCAACAGCGAGCTCTTCGCGGCCCTGAACGATAGCCCGAAGACGAATGCCACGAAGGCCTACGGTCTCTTCGGGGAGTCGCATATTCTGGCGCACAACTCCTGGTTCGAGAACCGTTGGGACACGGACACCAAGTACGGCGGCACAGTTCGTGAGGAGGGGTACCGCCTGTACGCCCAGAGCGGCGAGGTATTCAGGATCAAAGTGACGATTCCTACCGAGCAGATGCTGTTCGGCGCGCACGTTAAGCAGTCGTTCCAGAACGGCTCCGAGGGTGCATACCGGGCCGAGTGCCGCCAGCTTCGGTATTTCCAGCTTTTCAATCACCAGAACCCGAACGAGGATTTCTGGCTCCGTGACCAGACGTGGGCCAACTACTTCAGCGCCTGGAAGGGGAACATCGCTCGTGATGAAATCATGACGAGCTCTCTCGGAATCCGGCCGGTTCTGGCTATCGGAGGCTGAAACGTGCGCCCAGAGCTCACTATGACATTGACCATCGTGACAAGCGTACTCGCGTCTAGTGGTCTATGGGCCTTCTTGGATCGCAGGGCGGATAGGAAGGACGCTCGAACAAAGCTCCTTCTCGGTATCGCGCATAACCAAATAATGGCTCTCGGGACGGCGTACCTGTCTCGAGGATATATCACCATCGACGAGTACGAGGATCTGCAGAAGTACCTGTATTCTCCGTATTCGTCTTTCGGTGGTAACGGTATGGCCGAGAAGGTCATGAAGGAAGTCCAGGAACTTCCTATACATTTCCCGGAGACTCGCAAACACTACAGACCGGAGGACAAGCATGTCTAATTCCACCTACGACAAGGCCAAGTGGGTCGCCCTCACCCTGCTTCCCGCACTGTCGGCCCTCTACGTCGCTCTCGCCGCCTCGCTCGGTTGGGGCCACGTGGATGCGGTTGTCGGAACTATCGCCGCCGTCGACACCTTCCTCGGCACGCTGCTCGGCATCTCGGCCAAGAACTACACCCCGTCCACCGACGGCGTGCTGCACGTCGACCACGGCAAGCAGGAAGTCTACGCCGCTCTCGAGAAGCCGGCGAAGGACCTCGCCGAGAACAAGACCGTCACCCTGGCGGTGAACGAGGTCGCCTGATCGCGTCCTCAACATGTCCTATAATGAGAACCCCATCTGAGAGGACAACCCGAAATGAACACTCCCGAACACAATGCTGAGAACGCCCTGAAGGACGCTTACGCATTCATCGACGGAATGGACCCCGACGCGGAGGCATACGCGAATGCGCTCGCCAACATCCGTGAACTGGAAGCCATCTGCGCGAAGCATCGAGACGAAACTCGGCGTGCTGAGAAGCACGAGAGCGAACTCGACAAGCAGCGAGCAGTCAAGCTCCCATCCCCGGACACGATCGTCACATGCGCGACGTCTCTCGTGTCGGTCCTTCTCGTCGTGAAAGCTGAGAGCATCCTGCCGGTTACCAGCAAGGCACTCGGATTGATCACGAAGGTCCGCATCTGACCGTTCAACGTCCCAGAACTCATATTCGAGCAACTCGCAAGAACATGGGTTCTGGGACTTGGAATCTAAAAATTCCCGGGTGGGCCGTCAGGACTCGCAAACTCAACATGCCCCATAATGAGACCCCGACTATTGGAAGGAATACACCATGTCCTACGGCACCAAGCTCAAGGAGATCGCTCTGCACGACTCGCTCGCGGTTTGGCTGTACCTCGACAACCTCGAGAAGACAGCCGATCCCGTGTACGCGAACGCGCTCGAGCGGCTTGCTTACGAGCGGCTTGCTCAGGATCACGTGACCGCCTGAACATACTCACAACTCAACCCCACGAACCCCGTAACAAGGGTTCTGGGTTTCCCATGATACGATAGGAGCACACATGGGTTCTGCACTGGTGACGACAGCATCCAAGTGGATTGTCCGGAACCTCCCGGCCATCCTGACGGGGTCCGCCGTGGCAGGTCTTGGCGGGACCGTATATCTGGCCGTCAAGGCGGATCGAGAGGTCCAGGCCATCAAGCGTCGGCAGCGCACGTTCGATGAGAAGGATTGGAAGACCAAGTACAATGTCGCCTACAAGCTCTACGTCCCCGCAGCCCTCGCCGGTGCGGCAACAGCGGCGTCCATCGTGGGTGCCTTTGCGATCGGGAATCGTCGTCAAGCCGCAGCAGCCGCAGCCTACGCGTTCACGAAGGAGTCGTACGACCGCTACCGTGCCACGACACGACAGGAGATTGGCGACGAGCGGGAACGTGAGCTTGCTACTCAAGCTGCTGAGCGAGTGAAGACTCCGGCCACTACGACGGTCGTGGGATCAGGGGATGTCCTGTTCTACGACGGGCACAGCGGTCGCTATTTCCACTCCACGATCGAGACTGTTCGACAGATTCAGAACAATCTGAACTACCAGCTGCTCAAGGGTGATCTGGTGTCTCTGAACGACTTCTACGCGGCTGTCGGTCTTGAGCCGACGGATCTCGGTCAGCAGCTGGGCTGGAACGAGCCGAACGCGATCGACATTCGTTTCGGATCCACGATCACGGATGACGGTAAGCCCTGCGTTGTCACGGACTTCCTTCTTGAGCCCACAGAGGCCTGGTTCCGGTTCGCGTGACGAACACGGGCTATAACGAGAGAAAGGAACCACCATGACAAGTAGAATCTCATCCGTTGCTGGATTTGTCGCTGATGTCACTGCTAGTGCTGCAGCCGACGCGATTCTGATGTCGTTGTGTCCTCCCGCTGGCACCGCCGTTACGGTGATGCGTCACGTGGGAGTTCACGCGATTTCAGCCGCAGTCGGCTCGAGTACGGGCAAGGCGATCAGAGATCAGGTCGAGGAGACGGTCGAGACGATTCGATCCGTGAAACAGTCCTGAACCGAAGAGCTCAGAGCCCCTAACACGGGCTCTGGGTTTCCCCATTCGCAAGCCCAACATGCCTCATAATGAGAACCCATCTATCCGAAAGGAATACTCATGTCTGAGAACACCTCCACCGACGTTGTCGAGAACGAGAGCGAAGACGCTCCCTTCATCACGATCGACTGGACGCAGGCTGTTCCCGCGGCGAAGAAGTTCGCACGCATTGCTGCTCCCGCAGTCACCGGCATCGCGCTGGCCGTGGTGATCCGCAAGGTCGTGAAGAACGCTTCGAAGCAGGACGCCGACGTGGCCGATCTGACCGAGGGCGCTGACGTTCCCGAGATCGACTCGGCGGACGAGAACGAAGACTGACACATCCATCTGACAGACACTCGACCCCATGGGCCCCTAACACGGGCTCATGGGTTATCGTTTCACCAAGGAGCATTCAATGATCAAGCATACCGTGACGGCCGAGGACTTCGACGGAAACTCGCACACCCAGACGCTTTGGTTCCACCTCAACAAGACGGATGTTCTCGCCCTTCAGCGAAAGCTGCCTCGAGGAATCGAGGACACGATCGCTACGCTCGCGAACAAGAAGCGTGAGGACGTCACCGACGAGGATACGTGGACGCTGTACGATTTCTTCAAGCTTCTGATGGATTCCAGCTACGGGCGCAAGTCTGCAGACGGCCTTCACTTCGAGAAGTCGGAGGAGATCCTCCACGAGTTCCAGTCCTCCATCTTCTACGACGAGTGCCTTCTCGGTCTTGTCCAGAAGGAGGAGAAGGCGATCGCGTTCTTCAACGGTATCTTTCCTAAGACGCTGATCGACCAGGCCAAGGCGGAGCACCCCGAGCTCTTCGCCGCTAACTAACCATAACACGAAAGGAACACATACATGTCCAGCAGCGTTCCGATTCGCGGGTCCCTTCCTGCGAACAGCAAACGTAAGTCCGTCGAGCGAGTTACGTCCAAACCGGCCATCGTCAAGGATCGCACGATCCAGCAGAAGGCGCGAGACGCATTTCTAGGGGACGACGTGAAGAGCGTCGGCGACTTCCTCGTCTGGGACGTGGTCGTTCCGGCGGTCAAGAACACGATCTCGGACATGGTGACCACGGGCATCAATCGTCTACTCTTCGGCGAGAACAGGACGCCTCTGAGCACTGCCAGGACGGATCACACATCATATTCTCGAGTCTATCGGGATCGGGGTGACGCCTCGTCCAGGAACCGGGGTTTCGTCAAGCCCGTGGGACAGTATGATTTCTCAAGAATCGTCATCCAGTCCAGAACCGAGGCCGAGGAGGTCCTGAATAATCTTGATCGGACGATCGAGGAGTACGACTTCGCCGCCGTCTCCGACTTCTACGATTATGTCGGTGTTAGCAAGGAGTACACCGACGACCGCTGGGGCTGGCGCGACCTTCGAGGGGCCAGCATCATGCGAGTCGCCGAGGGATACGTCATCAATCTGCCTCGTCCGGAGTCGTTGTGAGAAAAGAAACCCCTAAAATCATCTCGTGGATCATCGTCGCCGTAGTCGTTCTCTCGGCGCTATGGGTGATGTGGATCTGCCCCGGGATCATCGCCAAGCTCATCGTCACCGTCGCCGTGATCGCGTCTCTCTTGTCGGCACTAGTGGAGGATCTCAAAAAATGAAGAACATCGATTGGGTCTTCGTTCTGTTCTGGTTTTTGATCGCTTGCGCATATGGGGCGATCATCGTCGGGGCCCTGATGAACGGCTGGGTTCTATTTCTGGTCCTCCTGGGGATTCTGTCGGCGGTGGCTCTCGTCGGTGCAGGAGGAAAGTAATGGGGTTCAGCGCGTTCTGTTCGTCGCTCTCATGGAATGGACGCTTCGATGAGTGTCTCGATCATCATCTTCGTCATTCTCGTCGGAATTGTCTGGGCCTGCTACGATGACTTCCCCGACTGACTCGGTGGTGGACGATGTCCTCACAGCAACCGTCTACGCCCTGGCGGTACTCAAGATCGCTGGGGCGGAGCGGGCGCTGGCATTTCAAACGCTGGCGTTCCTCCATTATATGTCACCTAGGGTACGGTATTATGCGTCTATCACGAATGCGAGAGGCGCTTATCGGGATCAACCCGGATCGAGAGGACTGGGTTAATACCGTTAACGCCCTACCCGATTCTAGGATTGTATACTTATATCACTCTTATCGCGAAAGGAACTTCATCAAATGAGTTCATCAATCCTGACCAGGGGCTTCGGTAAAGCCTCTCTGGTTATGTCCAAGCACGCCCCGGCCATTCTCACGGCTTTGGGAGTTGCTGCTTTCACCACCAGCACCGCCCTGGCCGTCAAGGAATCCTTCACACTCACGGGTGAGGTGTACGACGACCTGCTCGAGATCAGCGAACTCAAGGAGACTCCGGAGCCGTCTGAAAAGGAGGCTCAGCAGGAGCTTGCCGCCAGGCGTGCCAAGACTTACGGACGATTCGTTCTCAAGGTCACCAAGCACTACCGTCCTGCTTTGATCGCGGGTGCTATCGGTACCGTGAGCGTCGTTTCAGCGCATCGTCTGTCCGCCAAGCGCATCGCGGGGCTGACCATGGCGGTTGCTGCCGCAGACGAGTCTCTGCGCAAGTACAAGAGCGCCATCGAGAAGGCGTTCGGCGCCGAAGCAGTCCAGGAGGCCTTGAGCAAGAGTCGAGAGGCGATCCTGTCCGAGGCTGTCAAGGTCGACGAGGACGGCAACGAGAGCGTCGACGACGAGAGTGTCCTCGACCAGTACGGTATGTCGCAGTACGCCGTGGTGTTCGATGAGAACGCCTCTCTGTGGGAGCCGAACGAGGACTTCGACATCATGATGCTGAACGCTCAGGAGAAGTACCTGAACAACAAGCTCATGTGCGATGGCTACGTGCTTCTCAACGACGCGTACACTACTCTTGGTCTGCCCAAGACGTCTGCCGGAGCGGTCGTCGGATGGGTCTACAAAGGCGGCGAGGGAGACGGCTACATCTCCTTCGGGGACTTCGAGTCCTGCAATGTCCGCCACTACGACGCCGCCAGGGGTCGTGAAGTTACTGATTTCTTCCTGGACTTCAACGTCGATGGCGTGATCTGGGACAAGATTGACGAGGTTTCCGTCCGATGAATACTAAAGTCGCTATTGCCGCTGCTGCCGCGCTGGGGGCTGTCGCGGGCTTCGGCCTGGGATACTCTCTGGCGCGGCGCAATGCCGCTCAGGAGAAAGATGAGCTTCAGAGCTCCCTCGAGGCGGCGCACAAGGACGTTGAGGTTTATGCGCAGCACGCGACCGAGTCCGCCAAGACCGTCGAGAAGCTCGAGGAGAAGAGTAAGCGTCTCGAGTACGAAAACGGTCGTATGTCCTACCAGGTTCAGCAGATGAACGAGGCGAAGCGCATTCGCAAGCTCGTCGAGGAGGACTACGCCAAGAACCCGGACATTATCGACGAGCCGGTCGACATGGAGCACTCGAGCCAGGAGGCTTACGAGGCTGCTCCTGAGAGTAAGCGCATGGAGGTCCGGTACTACACCGTTGACGAAGTCCTCTGCGATTCAGACAATGTCGTGATCGAGGACGTCAATGGCTGGATCGGAGAGATGGGCGCTCAGAGTACTTTGGGGTATCTCACCACCTTCTACGTCTACAACATCCACAAGGACCTGCAGATGAAGCTCGAGATCGTCGAGGATTCATATGAGCAGGATGTTCTTAGGAATATCGACGAATGAGAACTCTAGAAGATATTGAAAAAGAACTGCAGGACGGTTGGTATTTCGACGTCCTCTACGACATCGTGGCCGCGGACCGCGAAGACATCACGGACATATCCTACAGGATGCTTCTGGGTGTCCTGGACGGAGTGGAGTTCAGGGACACCCGCGGTATAGACGGCAATCGCATTCAGGACGCGCAGGAGCTTCGTGCCGATCTGATTGCCGAGAATGACCTGTATCACACATACGTGCGTCCTTTCGAAAATGTGTCCCTGTTGGAGGTAATGATCGCCATCGCCAATCGCCTCGGACAGATCACGGGCGACGAGGACACGGCGTTCTGGTTCTGGGAGATGGTATCGAATCTGGTACTTGACGGAATCGACGACGCCGAGTTCTGGTCGGACCCGGAGAGCTACGAGGCCGAGATTCTCGATCGTGCTGACGACGTTATCAACATCAACTACGACCGAGACGGTCTAGGCGGTCTGTTCCTCCTCCGAGAGGGGGTGGCGCCTCAGGATATGCGAGACACTGAGCTGTGGTACCAGATGCAGTACTACGCGAACGAGGTGTCTCCCTTGTAAGGAGAACACATGAGCTTTTTCAAAGTGACGGAGTACGAGGACCATAAGACCAAGGTTCGCAAAGTCCGTCCGTCATATCGCAACACGCGCCCAGACGATCTGATCATTCGTGGAGGCGCTTTCTACGCGGTATATTTACCGGAAAAGGGCTTGTGGTCCACCGAGGAATTCGATCTCGTGCATCTGGTCGACAAGACGCTCGAGTCGTATTCCGCCGAACACGGAGATCCGAAGGTGATGAAGCTCGAGGACCAGGACAGCGGGCAGTACAAGTTGTTCAAGTCCTGGTTGCGCAACATGCCGGACAACCCCCGCGCTATGGACCGCAACATCCTGTTCCGTTCTTCTCCCAAACGCAAGGAGGACTACGCGACCAAGCGCCTATCCTACGATCCTGTCAAGGGCGACTGCAGCGCCTACGACAGACTCATGGGAACGCTATTCGAGCCTCCGGAGAGACAGAAGCTGGAGTGGGCTACCGGCTCGATCCTTGCGGGGGATAGCAAGAAGATTCAGAAATTCTTCGTGCTATACGGTCGCGGTGGTGTCGGTAAATCCACGTTCTTCCGGATTCTCAACATGCTGTTCGAGGACTACGTGGGGACATTTCAGGCGAAAGCCCTTGGGCAGGCGCAGAACCGTTTCGCTCTAGAACCTCTCAAGTCGAACCCGTTGCTGGCGATCGATGATGACGGCGACTTGAGCAAGATCGAGGACAACACTCGACTTAATCAGATCGTCTCTCACGAGAGGCAGATCATGGACGAGAAAGGCAAGGGCCTGTACGAGATCGCGTTCGACACGATGCTCTTCGTCGGCACGAACTCGCCGGTGAAGATCACGGACGCGAAATCCGGGGTTATTCGCCGTTTGATCGACGTCCGCCCTTCGGGTCTGCGTCTACCAAGAAGTCAGTACGAGCTCTGCATGCAGGAGATATCCGAGACGATTCCCCATATAGCCGAGCATTGTCTCGAGGTCTATCGAGCTTTGGGTCCGTGGGCGTACGACGCTTACGAGCCCATTGCCATGCGCAGCAGAACGGAACCACTCTTCAACTTCGCGTTGGAGATGGAGGACGAGCTGGACCAGACGGACGGCATAACACTTAGGCGGGCGTATTCGCTGTACAAGCAGTACTGCGACATGGCCAACATCGAGTATAGGATGCCGATGTACGTCTTCCGCGAATCGTTGAAGGACTTCTATGATACGTTCAAAGATCGGGATCAACGGAGTGGGCTGAATCGACGATCGGTGTACTACGGGTTCGACCATGAGTCCCTTCGAGACAAGGACGGGGTCGTTCAGGAGAAACCTGAAACTTGGTTGAAACTGGATAGTACGGACTCATATCTCGACGAGCGGTACGCGGATAGACCGGCTCAGTACGCCACCCCGGAAAGCCACCCCGGAAAGCCCTGGGATGACGTCACAAAAACTCTGAAGGAACTCGACACAAGGAGCGAACACTTTGTCCGTCCACCGGTCAACGAGATCGTCATCGATTTCGATCTCTCTGAAGGGGGATCCAAATCTCTTGAGCGCAATATTGCAGCCGCAGCTCAGTGGCCTCCTACATACGCTGAGCTCTCAAGAAGCGGAGGAGGTATCCACCTCCATTACATTTACGATGGAGACACCGACAGACTCCGCAATTTCGTTGAAGACGGAATCGAGTGCAAAGTCTATCGAGGAAAGTCAGCACTCCGCAGGCGTCTCACCAAATGCGGAGGACGACCGACTCTTGCGAGACTTTCCGAAGGGGACCTCCCTCTCAAGGAGGAACCTGTGATCTCGGACACCCGCATGAAGAGCGAGAAGGCTCTGCGCCAACTCATTATGCGCAACCTCCGAAAAGAGATACACCCCGGCACCAAACCGAGCGTGGACTTCATTCGCAAGATCCTGGACGATGCGTATTCGTCAGACTTGTCGTACGATATCTCGGACATGCGCAACCAGGTTATGGCGTTCGCAGCATCCAGCACCCATCACGGAGCGTACTGCCTCGAGCAGGTGGCGAAGATGCACTTCCAGTCCGAGAATGACGAGGAATCCGAGAACCCGCCTGTGTCGGACGGAGACCTCATTTTCTTCGACTGCGAGGTCTTTCCCAACCTCTTCCTTCTCAACTGGAAGGTCCAGGGGAACGAGAAGGTGGTCCGAATGATCAATCCGGACCCGGAGGAAGTCGAAGCGCTATGCCGGAATCGTCTTGTCGGCTTCAATAACCGAAGGTACGACAATCACATCCTCTACGCACGAATCATCGGATATTCGAACTACGAGCTGTACAAGCTCTCGAAGAGGATCATCGAGTCCCACGTCAAGGCCGGCTTCGTCGAGGCGTATAATCTATCCTACACGGACGTGTACGACTTCGCGGCGAAGAAGCAGTCCTTGAAGAAGTGGGAGATCGAACTCGGTCTCAAGCACGACGAGCTCGGCTTCGACTGGGACGAACCGGTGCCTGAGGAGCACTGGGCACGCGTGAGTGAGTACTGTGATAACGATGTCATATCCACGGAAAAGGTGTTCGAGCATCTCCACGAGGATTGGGTCGCACGTCAGGTTCTCGCCAAGGTGGCCGGGCTTACGCCGAATCACTCGACTAACGCCCTGACAACCCGAATCATTTTCGGCAAGGAGAAGCATCCCCAGCTGGTCTACACGGACTTGAGCGGGATGTTCCCCGGATACAAGTACGAATACGGCAAGTCCACGTACAAGGGCGTGGAAGTCGGCGAAGGAGGTTATGTCTATGCTGAGCCTGGTATTCATCGTGATGTTGCTCTTCTGGATGTTGCATCACTGCATCCTACGTCCATTGAGCAACTCAATCTGTTCGGCGAGTACACGTCGCGCTTTTCGGAGATCAAGAAGGCTAGGATCGCCGTCAAACATAGCGATACGGCATCCGCTGCTAGTCTTCTTGGGGGTGCTCTTGGTCCGTACCTGGGATCGAAAGAAGAGCTCTCAGCCCTCGCGTATGCCCTCAAGATCGCCATCAACAGCGTATACGGACTCACGGCTGCCAAGTTCGACAATCCCTTTCGGGACCCCCGTAACGTCGACAACATCGTCGCGAAACGCGGGGCCCTTTTCATGGTCGATCTGAAGGAGGCTGTGCAGGAGAGAGGATTGACGGTCGCGCATATCAAAACCGATTCGATCAAGATTCCTAACGCAACTCCAGACGACATCCAGTTCGTCATGGACTTCGGCAAGAAGTACGGGTACGATTTCGAGCACGAGGCGACATACGATCGTATGTGCCTTGTGAACGATGCGGTGTATATCGCTCATGACGAATCCGGATGGCATGCGACCGGTAAGCAATTCCAGGAGCCCTATGTCTACAAGAAGCTGTTCACCAGAGAGCCCATCGAGTTCGACGACTACATCCAAGCCAAGTCGGTCACAAGCCGGATGTATCTCGCACCCGATAGTGACGACATCGTGCCGGAGGATCTCAAATTCATTGGTCGTGTGGGAACGTTCGTTCCGGTCGTCGAAGGAGGCGGAAGACTTCTACGCGAAACGCGTAGAAAAGACTCTGATGGCCAAGACGTCATATCCTACGGAGCGGTCGCGGGAACAAAGGGATACCTCTGGATGGAATCAGGGGACGCTCTTCTGACCGGGGCGCGAATCGACCAGCGATATTATGACAAGTTGGCCGAGGATGCCCTGGATCAGATCCGAAAGTACGGTGACGAAGAGACCTTCCGAGCCGTCTGACGTTGGGCAGTGGGGTCTTCATCGCGAGCTCGACAAGGCTTATAATGGAGACCCCACTATCGAAAGGAAAGACCATGAACAAGAAGCTCGTCAAGATCGCCGTTGCCGCGGTTGTCGCGGGTGCCGTCACAGGCATCTGCCAGGCCGCGTATGACGCGAAAGATAACGAGACCGATCAGGAGAAGTGACTCCGAGTCCGTATCCGTGAACAACGGGTATGGATTATCTTTTCACAGAGAGGAACACATGGAGACTTTCACACGACGTCTGGATGCTGAGGAGGCGGCGATTCTGCAGGATCATGTTCTCGGCCTCCTGCCCACGACGAAGGAGACGCATCTTCGGCTTTTGGCCACCCTTGACGAAGAGATTCCAGAGGTTTATAGCGACTACGAGGACACTATGCTCACCGTGATGCGCAAGGAGATCTCGCGCATCACCGAATGGCTCAAGAACTACTGATAGGAGAACGCACCATGGCTAACTACATTCTTCGCAACGCACGCCTTCTATTCCGAAACTTCTCGGGGGCTCCGAACAAGTTCGGCAACACGGACAGGACGTTCTGCGTTATTCTTTCCCCCGACAAGGAGCGAGCGTTCCGGGAGGAGGGCTTCAACGTCAAGACTCTCAAGCCTCGCGACGACGAGGAGGAGCCCACGCCTTTCGTCCAGGTCAAGGTTCGTTACGGTTATCGTCCGCCCAAGGTCACTCTGATCGCCGGTGGCGCGAGGACCCCCTTGACCGAGGACACGGTCGGTCAGCTGGACTTCGCGGATATCGAGCAAGCCGACTTGAGCGTTCGTCCTTACCACGGTAGGACTCGAGCGGGCATCGAGTTCTGCACAGCATACCTCGACAAGGCGTATATCACTATCGCCACGGACGAGCTCGATGCGATTTACAACCCGCCTGCTCCAGAGGAAGAGGACGAGGAGGTGCCGTTCTGATGGATCTCGAGGTCAAGCTCTTCAACCCCCGCCGCGTCATATGCGAGGCCGTCAAGATCACCGAGGAGAACTACCAGCAGGTTCGCCTATGGGTCACCAGCGACTGGAATACCCAATCGCGTATTCGCGAGGAAACCATCGGCAACTGGGTCGTCCGTCGTGGTGACAGCAGCTTCGAGCTCCTGACCGAGGGACAGCTCTGGACTCTCTACGAGCCGCTCCTTCACTGACAACCGTATTCCTCTACATCTTGCGAAAGGGCTGGACATGGACCTGTGCGCAATCCCGGAACCAGGCGAGATGAAGAAACTCGAGGCCGATCTCCCCGAGTGCATCGATGACGACAGTATCAAGATTGTTAAGAACTCGGATAACGTCTCGCATCCGTCGCATTATGCCAATGGTTGGAGCAACGGCGCCGAGGTGATCGACCTCACCGAGCATCTCTCGTTCTGCGCGGGAAACGTCGTGAAGTACGTCTGCCGTGCGGGACGCAAGGATCCTGACAAGTACGTCGAGGATCTGGAGAAGGCCCGGTGGTATCTCGATCGAGAGATCGCGAGAGTTAAGAGGCAGTGATGCGCTACCTATCAACCAAGAACCTCGCCGGGTACTATCAGACTCGAGCGGGGGCGGTCGTGAAAGCCGAGAAGCGGAACGACATGTGGACCGTGCACATCGGATCTCGTGACGTCGTGATCATCAGCGACGACGCGTTCTACTCGCTGTTCTCGGGCATCATCTGAGACGGCACGCCAACCCGGGGGTCCTCTGGAGACATTGGGCCCCCGGGTTCGCGCAACAACACACTTTTGTATTACTACAAAGATTGGAACACACCCATGACTTACGACGAGATTCTCGAGCGGGTCCAGTGCTCGATAGCGCAGGCCCAGCGAATGAGCTCGTATTGGTCGGCCACCCTCGGCACCGCTCATTTCACGCACGACGTGATCTCGAAGATGGCCCGAGACTCCATGGAGTGCAAGAACCACATTCGGGCCCTCGACAGCCTTGAGGAGGAGGCTCAGAACCTCCCGCTCCTCGTGGAGGACACCGATGTCTCGGACGTTCTCGCACTCATATTCCAGACCAGGGATGTCTGGAGCTCCATTCGCGCCGCTTTGAAGAAGACCCTGAGGGAGACGATCTGAAATGGACCGCATTCGCGTTATCATCGAGTGGACTCGAATCACCGCCCGTTTCTGGAGGTTGTACGTCGATCCCTGGAACGAGGACCAGACGTTTCTGCGCAACGACTATCGTACAGCCCACGCATATCTCGAGGAGCTGAAGTCGCTCCCCGTTACTCCGGCTCTGATCACCGCTCAGGAGGAGCTCCAGACACTTCTCAACAATCTCGATTGGAAGGTCTCATGATTCTCCGTACCTGTATCGAAGGTGCACACGACATGGTGGACGAGATCACCGGACCTGCAACAGTCCTGGACGGTGAGTGGTGCATCCCGGTGACGTACCCGAACATGTTCTTAGAAGGTGACATCATAGAGGACGTGGTCCACTACAGCGAGAAGCGATGGACCATCACGGAGACCGAGGACGAGATCAAAGCCGTCTGGAAGCATGACCGTACGGAAGAAGCACGCTGATGAGGACCATTGTATTTCACTTGACTCACACTGACCACAACGGTAACTTGCACACCGAGACTCGGCACTGGCAGGAGCGCGAGCACAGCGTTCAGAAGCTCCTGGACATCATGCTCCGCAAGCACCGTCTGCACCGTCCTCGCCTGGTCAACAAGCGCTACGAGCCGGACAGCACGATCTACCATTACCACGCGGAGCTCTCCGATGACTGAGAGGTGGATCGAGTCCACGTACTACGAGAACACCGAGGTGAGCGATCTCGGAAACATCCGACGGACCTCGGACAAGACTCCTCGTAACCATCCGATGCGGGTTCGCAATCGCGCCACGACCGCTGAGCCGTGCGTGACTCTGCACCCAATCGGCGCTAGGACTCCCGCGGGAGGGAAAGCCTGGCGCACCGTCCCCCTGCGACGAATCGTATGGGAGACGTTCCACGGAGAGAAGCTTCCTCGTGGCAAATTCGTCAAATCCTTGAACGGGGACGTTGAGGACTGCCGTCTGTCGAATCTCTTCGTCACGTCGCCCCACGACGTCAAGCGAGCCAAGCTCGCCCACTGGACCATGACCGAGGACTACCGGCAATGCTATGAGTGGTTCACTCATTGCGTGAGTCTTGAAGGGGAGGTCCGTAAGATCTCCGACGGGTTCAAATACAAGTGGGGGACCTCCGGTCAGAGTCGGAAGACGCCTTATGTCACACTATGCAGTGGGAAAACACGGGTTCACGTCGGCGTTGCCAGGCTCATGGCGGACGCCTGGATCCGTCCATTGGACAAAGGGGAGAGGGTTGTCCTGGACGATCCCGACGGGCCTCTCACTCTTGAGAACATCCGGATCATGGATCTCAATGACGCCATGATCTACACGCGAGGCATAGGCCTTGCCAAGGCGATGGGGTACTCGGCGGCGAGTTTCGAGAAGACCCCCGAGAAGCGCAAGTACGAAGCGGCTAAGGCGATTGGAGCAGTCAGTGAGTGGGATGAATACATTTTCGGTTGACGAGTACCTGAGCGGGGCGATCGACGAGACGGTCATCGTGCACCGACCGGTATGTCTTGACGATCTGGGATCCGAAAGGCATCTCGGTTATCGGGACGCAGCTGTTCGAGAAGGGAAAGCACATCTTCGAGCGCTACGCCGATCCCTCAGTGATCGTGACTGCGGTTTGAGCGGTCGCGTATGGGCTCCCGTAGGGGACGGAAAACGCGTCGAGGTATCGGTCGGCGGTGTCTGTCGCACTATGAATGAGCGATACTACTACCGGACCTTCGAGAAGGACAACGGTTATCTAGTGGTCAATCTTCCCACCTTGAGCGGGAGTAGGACGTACTACTTGCACCGCGTGGTCTGGGAGGCGTTCAGAGGTCCTCTGAGACCCGACGAGCACGTGTACCACATCAATGGCGACAAGCGGGATAATCGCCTGGAGAACCTCGCCGTACGCTCCCGTTCAGACGGCGTGCGGCAGTCCTGGGCCGATCGGAAGGAGGCTTGGACGCAGATGGCTCTTGAACTGGACTCATGGGCGTGATGCTCTGGAGTCACCAGCAAGAGGCCTTGCAGAAGATGACCGACGGGTGCATCCTGAAGGGCGGAGTGGGATCCGGGAAGTCTCTCACGGCTCTGGCGTATATCGTCGAGTCGTATGAGACCCCCCGGTCCACTTCGCCCTCCGGGGCACCCGCCATGGTTTATGTAATTTGCACGGCCAAGAAGAGGAACGACCGCGAATGGCACGATGAGGTTGTTCGCATGGGGCTTGAGGAGAGGGGGTACAGGGTCGTCATAGACTCCTGGAACAACATAGCCAAGTACAAGGGCGTGAGGAAGGCGTTCTTCGTATTCGACGAGGCTCGTGGAGGTGGTCAGGGGTCTTGGGGGAGGGCTTTCATAAAGATAGCCCGCCAGAACCGCTGGATCCTCCTGAGCGCTACGCCCGGGGATGACTGGATGGACTACCTGAACGTGTTTCTCGCGCACGGATTCTACCGCAACAAGACCGATTTCATTGATCAGCACGTCGAGTGGGACCGTTTCGCGAAGTACCCGAAGGTTAAACGTTGGCACAACCAGAGCAAACTCCAGGGTTTCAAGCGCTTAGTGACCGTTTCGATGCCCGATAAGCGCCACACGCGCCGAATTGTCGAGTGGGTGGATGTACCTTATGACAAAATGGCGTTCAAAGCCTTGATGAGGGACCGTTTCGATCCTTGGAAGATGGAGCCCATCGAGGACGCAGGAGCCCTGTGCTATGCGGCCAGGCGCATGGTGAACGACAACGAGGCCCGTATGGAGCGCGTGAGAGCCATTCTGAGGCGTTTTAAACGAGTGATCGTATTCTACTCCTTCGACTACGAGTTAGAGCTTCTACGTGGCTTACACGGCCTCTCAGGGGTATCTGTGAGGGAGTACAACGGTCACAAGCACGAGGCCTTGCCCGAGGGGGAGTCATGGGTGTACTTGGTGAACTACGCGTCGGGTGCCGAGGGGTGGAATTGCGTGACAACGGACTGCATGATCTTCTTCAGTCTGTCGTATTCCTGGCGCCAGACTCAGCAGTGCATGGGGAGGATCGACCGCATGAACACCCCGTACACGAACTTGAGGTACTGGTTTCTGTACACGCAGAGCGACATAGATCTCGCTATCCGACGCGCTCAGGGCCGAAAGGAGGTCTTCAACGAGAAATCTTGGGCTCTTAGCCGGGTCTGAGGAGCCAGTACCAAAATGGCTGCTACCCCCCGATAGCCGAATCAAAAATGGCTATTGGGGGGCTAGCGGTCTCCGATCGACGCGGATGCCCGACAGGGTCTTGGCTGTTTTTGGCCGTCCAGCCAAATTGGCGGCTCGGATTTCAGATTTGGCTGGAGGACTTTTCGTTGGAATCATGCGGTTTTGTACCCCCTAGAAGCCAAATCCTTACTTCTTACTACTTAGAAAATAGATAATAAAAAGAGAGAGAGAAATATAGAGATTTATAGCGGTATAGGAAAAAACCCGTTTTTGGCTAGAATCGTTTACTCCTGTCACACCAGTCACAAATAGTCACACCAGTTACGGGTTACGCCACAGTTTTAACACCCGTAACATCTGTAACATGTTCGGCTCTGATGTGCCCAGACCCCCCTCATCCAAGATCTTCCATACCCACCATATCGCCCACGCAACATGCACTATAATGAAGGAGGATCATCTCTTATTGATTTACCGGAGTCACCATGTTCGAACGAGACTTCCAGGCCAAGCTCATCAAGGAGATCAAGAACCGGCTTCCGGGCAGTATGGTTTTGAAGAACGACCCGAACTACAAGCAGGGTGTTCCTGATCTCCTCGTTCTCCATCGAGACCGATGGGCCGCCCTCGAGGTGAAGGCCTCCCCCAAGGCCAAGCACCGCCCGAACCAGGATTGGTACGTGTCCAAGATGAACGGCATGGCCTACGCCGCGTTCATCGACCCATCCAACAAGGAGCACATTCTAGATGAAGTTCAACGATCACTCGAGGCTTGAGGGCGCACACGCATTTCTGAGCGCCAGCAAGTATCACTGGGTGAACTACGATGATGCCAAGTTGATCGAGTCCTACCGCACGGCCCAGGCCGCGGCTATCGGAACTCGCCTCCACGCAATGGCCGCCGAGCACATTCGTCTCGGTATGCGCATGCCCCGCAACAAGGTGACGTTCAATGCCTACGTGAACGACGCCATCGGGTATCGCATGACCCCGGAGCAAGTTCTCTACTATTCCCCGAACGTCTACGGGACTGCTGATGCCATCCGCTTCTATGAGACTTCTAGATTTCTCAGGATCCATGATCTCAAGACGGGAACGACGCCGGTCAGCATGACCCAGCTCAAGATCTATGCGGCCATCTTCTGCCTGGAGTACGACGTCCGTCCCGGCGATATTTCGGCGGAGCTGCGGATCTACCAGAACGACGAGGTGATGGTCGAAGAGCCCGATGTCGATGAGCTCGGGCATATCGTCGACAAGATCGTTCACTTCAACAAGCTTATCGAAGACATCAAGCTCGAAGATGCCTGAGGGCTAGAGCAGGAGGTTCAATGCTTCCGGACGATATTCTCGTTCACTACGGTACCCCCCGCCATTCGGGACGGTACCCCTGGGGTTCGGGTAAGGATCCCTACCAGAGCGCTAAAGGCTTCTTCGCCGAGAGACAGCGCCTTCGCGACCAGGGCCTGAGCGACACCGAGATCGCTCGAGGCTGGGGGATGTCCACAACCGAGTTCCGAGCCATTGGAATGCACCTCGGCGAGGAGAAGCGGGCAGGAGATATTTCTCGAGCCGTCCGCATGAAGCAGGCCGGACTTCCGAACACGGTCATCGCCGAGAAGATGGGGATCAACGAATCCTCCGTTCGCAACCTTCTCGCCAAGGACTCTCGCGAGATCAAGTCCAACGTCAATAGGACTGCGGACATTCTGGCGGAGCAGGCCAAAAAGCACAAGTACATCGAGTACGGCGCCGGCGTTGAGCTCAACATGGGGTGCTCTGACGCAACGCTTCGCACGGCGGTGGAGGTACTCAAGCAGCGAGGGTATGTCACTAACGAGGTCTACATCAAACAGGCCGGGAGTGATAAGTTCACCACGCTCAAGGTACTCTCGCCTCCTGGAACGAAGCGCTCCGACCTGATGGCCAACCGCGACAAGATCCGGACTCCGGGAATCGCCGCAGACCTGGATGGTGCATTCACCACCGGGATTAAGAAGCCTTCATCCATTTCGTCCAAGCGGGTCAAAATTCGCTACGACGAGGACGGAGGCTCCGACATGGACGGCGTCATTCAGATTCGCCGAGGGGTGAAAGACCTCTCTCTCGGCAACAGCACCTACGCCCAGGTTCGCATTGCTGTGGATGGCACCCATTACCTCAAAGGCATGGCCATGTACAGCGATGACCTGCCCAAAGGCGTGGACGTCGTCTTCAACACGAACAAGAAGAAGGGCACCCCGAAGCTCGGCCCCAAGGATAACACCGTCCTCAAGCCGATGAAGAAGGATCCCGACAATCCGTTCGGCGCCACCATCCGCAAGCAGCTGTACTTCAAAGGTAAGGACGGCAAGCAGAAGCTGTCGGCGATCAACATTGTCAACGACGAGGGAACCTGGGATAAGTGGAGCCAGTCTCTCGCTTCCCAGTTCCTGTCGAAGCAGTCCCCGGTTCTCGCCAAGAAGCAGCTCGCCAAAGTGCGGGAGTCGAAGCAGAAGCAGTATGACGACATCATGAAGCTGACGAACCCGAGCCTTCGGAAGAAGCTGCTCATTTCGCTGGCCGATGATTGTGACTCAGCGTCTGTTCACCTCAAGGCCAAGGCCCTACCCGGTCAGAGTTCACAGGTTATTCTCCCCCTCCCCCACATGAATAAGAACGAGATCTACGCGCCGAACTATCGAGACGGCGAGGTCGTATCGCTCGTTCGTTATCCGCATGGCGGTACTTTCGAGATCCCTCAGCTCGTCGTCAACAACCGTAACAAGAAGGCTCGCCGCATCTTCGGGCAGGTGACCGACGCTGTCGGCATTCACCCCAGCGTTGCGGAGAGACTCAGCGGTGCCGACTTCGACGGAGATAGCGTGGTGGTCATTCCGCATCGCGGCAAGACCCGGATCAAAGCCACCAAGCCGTTGAAAGGGCTGGAGGGGTTCGATCCGAAACGGGCGTATCCGAAGTACGACGGGATGAAAGTCATGTCCGACACCCAGACTCAAATGGGCAAGATCAGTAATCTCATCACCGACATGACTATCAAGGGCGCCGGTGAACAGGAGCTGGCCCGTGCTGTTCGTCACTCCATGGTCGTTATCGACGCGGAGAAGCACCAACTCAATTATAAGCAGTCCGAGCGTGACAACGGCATCGCCGCCCTCAAGAAGAAGTATCAATCCGGTGGAGCGTCCACCCTCATCTCGAGGGCCAGCGGCGAGAAGCGCACACCAAAGCGCAGGGCCCGCTCTGCTCGAGAGGGCGGGGGTATTGATCCGAAGACCGGCAAGAAGGTGCTGGTCGAAACCGGAGAGAGCTATATCGATTCCCGGGGCAAGAAGGTGCTGCGCACCGAGAAGATCCCCCTTATGGCACTGACGGACGACGCCTACTCCTTGTCTTCGGGCACCCGGATGGAGAACCTGTATGCCGAGCACGCCAACTCGCTGAAGGCCCTGGCCAATAAAGCGAGGAAGGAAGCCGTGTCGCAGCCCCGGGTCAAGAAGAATCCCCAGGCTGCCCGGCGTTATTCTCGAGAGGTGGCCGAGCTCAAGGCCCAGATAAACGTGGCCCGTAAAGCGAAGCCCCTGGAGAGACAGGCCCAGGTTATTGCCAACGGCGTGGTCGATGCCAAGGTGCGTTCAAATCCCGACATGTCTTATAAGGACCGGGCCAAAGTAACGGCCATGGCATTAAAGACCGCCCGTCAAAGACTGGGGTACGATAGAAACGCCACCCGTATCCGCCCCACCCCCCTCCAGTACCGGGCCATCCAGGAGGGTGCTGTGTCGCAGTCGATGATTGATCAAATTCTCGAAAGCGCAGATTTGGATCACCTCAAATCTTTGGCCATGCCCAAGCAGACCCAGGCCCTTACAAGGCGGCAGGCGAATCGCATTTCCATTTACAGGAAGAACGGTTCGACGGTCGCCGAGATCGCCGATGCCCTGGGCATCAGTCCTGCTAGAGTTCGAGAGTATCTTTCGGGTACTGCTACAGTGGTCTAGCCGCAGGACTCTGCACACGAAGCTTCTCTGAGCTTGCGTTCCGTTGTTTCCTGATTCCGCAGAGAAGCTCACTCAGGCCTTCATTCTACACGTAGTCTCTGAGAAGGCCTTCTGCACAGGGCCTCTATGGCGCCTCCTGCACAAGGGGTTGCTCGTAGGGGCCCTGTGCACCAACGTCCGTACACACTATTCAGCAGAGGTGGTGCACCCCTACCGTGCAGGCCGTTAGGCTCACTACACTGGACAACCCTTACGATCCATTCGATTCGTTCTACCAATGGTATGAGTGGGACGAGGCGCATGGGTACCACACCACCTCCTACCTGGGTAGGGTGGCATGGACTAGTGACGAACTGTCTGAAGCTGATGAAGTTCTTGCAACGAATCAAGCGATCGACGAGATCATCGAGCTCGACTTGACAGGAAACTACAAAAAAGTCGAATCAAGAGAAAGCTGAAAGTTCGAATCTTTCTATTTCTATTTTCAGACGAACGGGGGGAGAGGGGTCGCACGATCGACACCCCCCGGGCTTCGGCCGCCAA